CAAGGTCAGAAGGTTTTACTATTGATATGAACGACGATTTAGTAGCAACTGCGCCTATAAATATGATTAATGAAGGATTTTTAAACCCAAGATAATATGAGTTACGTTTTATTTATATCAGAACAAAAATTAAAAGACAGTACGGCTATTAACCTTAATGTCGACAGCAGTTTATTACTCCCGTACGTTCGTCAAAGTCAAAAATTGTATGTTGAGCCAAAACTTGGTTCACGGCTATTTGAAAAATTAAAAAGCCTTATAACGGCTGGAACTATTGGTAACGTAGGTAACGAAGCGTACAAGACCCTTTTAGACGAGTATATA